CTGGTGGCCGTTGCCAAGTAAAATCATATTGCCCAGAACCAGAAAGCCCAACACTGATATTGTTTGGACCTACGTAGAAGATGTGGATGATTGGAAGGTAAGATTCTAATGGAAGCATATTGTGCGGTAGCACACCCAGATGACTGTGTTATATTTGCTCGGCCTTATATAGATAATCATCCGGGGTATGAATGGCATATTGTTTACCTAACTTATAATAAGATAGATGCACGGGCACAAGAAGTAGCAGCATATTGGAATGCTCGTGGTATTACGACAGAATTTTTAGGTTTTGAGGATCATTATAAAGATCAAGAAACACAGCAGTTAAACTACTGGCGTGGGCTTGATGCAGAAGCTAGCCTTAATTTGGCCTGCAAAGATGCAGAGTTAATACTTACACACAATCAAGATGGCGATTATGGACACATACACCACAAAACTGTACATAATGCCTTTCGATACTTTGTTAATACAAAGGTTTACTTTGCCAGTACTTTCAACTATAATATACGTTACACGGCCATTGATGACTTACAGTTAAATCAATTTCCGTTACACCGCGATGTCATTGAACAATTCAGTAATATCAATTGCGGACTTTACATAGAATAAAAAATGAGAATATTAACACTAGACAACACCAGCTACGAAATGGATCAGATACCAGACGAAATCGACGAAGTTAGATTTTGTGTGCTTGATAACAGTGATCCAAAAGAACCGGATTATTTTTATATTCCACTTATATTTTTAGAATCATTTAACAGTCCTGCACTGGTACTAAAGATTGGGGAAAGTATAATCCGAATGCCCTTAGACTGGCAATTACTCATTGGTGAACACGACTTTGGTGATCTTGAAGTTGTACCACTAACAAGTATCAATGACAGAGGATTTAGTGTATTTTGTTTTAATCCTCTTACTAGTTTTAAACCAGAGTTTAAACCAGTAGAAGTTGTGGACATTTATCAAGACGTTAAATGGTATTTTCCAAAATTAAAACCAGGGCAAATGCTTGCAGTACCGTTGACAGAAGGATCAAAACCTTTGTGTGCATATTTTATCAAAGACATTGGCAGACAAAGTGAGGTAGTAGATTACAGTAAATGTTGGTAGGACAATATGGGTCAACTTAAACCAGGTGCTACATACATATATGAAAGTCCCGACGGTGGCGAAACTGTGTACGCCAGAGAATCGGGCTCAACAGAACGACAAATGATTGGACAAAGCTATAAGGCTCGATCTAGGATAGACCAAATTCGAGAAGATAAACTTTGGGGCGAAATTCGCCGCAAGGCCGAAACTCATCCTGGTCTAGCAGAAGAACTAGAGCGTGTTATAATATTTTATAGATTATTAGAAGATAGCGAACCCATTATGTGGCACCCAGTATGACCATAGATAAATTACATATCAGTTACGAACTAGAACGATTAGATCGCAAAGACAGAGAATTCTTTGATAACTTGTCTGAAGAAGAAAAGAAAAAGTTTAGTCCGTTTTTAATGATACGATGGGGCGCCAGTGTAATGGGCAGTGCTGAACTACAGGCATATCAATTAATCAGTGTCAATGAAAGATTAAACAAAAACTTCTTTGACATTAACACAACCAAGCATAAAAAGTTTCAATGGTTAATGGCAACCACAGTGAGCCCGGGACTGGGCAAACAGTACTACAAATGGCTTGGGCACAAAAAAGAAACAAAATCTAAAGTAGAAAAACTGCTAATGGAATTTTACCCTCACTACGGGGATGAAGAAATAAAACTAATGGCAGAGATTAATACCAAGGATGATCTTAAAAAACTTGCTCGCCAACATGGGTGGGATGATAAGAAAATAAAAGAGTATCTATGAGGTTGTTACTAAATGGTTGTAGCTTCAGTGCTAACTACTATCTTGCCAATCATTTAGCAAGACAATTGGGGTTAGATGATTGTGTTAGTCTTGCCATTGGGGGCAGTAGCAATCGGCGTATAATACGCAGTACATTGGAACATCTGGAATCCAATGATGATATTGGATTTGTGCTGCTAGGATTAAGTTTTATACGTAGAGCCGAAGGTAGTTTTTTGTTAACTCAATTGGATAAAGATAATTGGGTACAATATGGCCCGTCGGGCATACAGGGTTACTATGTTCCTCCTGGATCTCAATATAAAAATGATTATACCAACGACGAGTATGAACAGTATGTGCAATCAGTTTATAAATTTGATGTTGACATCAAATACATAGATCAGTTATTATGTGATTTAACAATGCTAAGTGGTTATCTAAACTCCAAGAATATACCACATTTATTTTTTAATTTTTGTGAGTTGCGTTATCCTGAATACTTTAACAATACAAGATCAGTGTATAAACAAATGATACAAAGTAATAAACGTATAGTTCCATTGGATCAGTTTGTGGGCAATTTGTTTTTGCGTGATCATAATGCAAAATATAATCCGGTTGAGGAAAGATGGAAAGATTATGCACGACATTATGATGGAGATGAATATATTCATCTGAACAATTATTTTATGCAATATATGAGAACTAATAATTTAGTATAATGAGTAATCATACCTGTGTTTATTGTGAAAAGAGTTTTTCCAAAGAATCTACTTTGGCAGCACATCTATGTGAACAAAAACGCAGACATCAACAGCAGAATGAAACAGGAGTACAATTTGGATTCAAAGCATATATCAGATTTTATGAAACAACACAAGGATCAGCAAAACTCAAAACTTACAAAGATTTTAGCGATAGTCCTTATTATCTTGCTTTCGTTAAATACGGCAGATATTGTGTGGCTATACGGGCTATCAATTTTGTTAGTTTTACTGACTGGCTCTTAAAGAACAATAAGAAACTAGATTATTGGTGTAAAGATACACTGTATACCGAATGGTTGCAAGAATACATACGTAAAGAAGCTGTGCAAGATGCACTTGAACGGGCATTAAAGGAGATGCAAGAATATGCAGATACTCATCCAGAGCTTAAAAATGGTTTTAGAGATTATTTTAAGTTTGGTAATGGCAATCGTATTTGTCACCATATTGTCAGTGGCAGGATTAGTCCTTGGATTATATTTAATTGTAAAACTGGCGTTGGTTTCCTTGATCAATTGGACGAAACCCAGATTGCAATGATAATATCTTATATTGATCCAGATTTTTGGCAAAAGAAATTTAAAGATTATCTTGCTGACAGTGAATGGGTCAAGGATATATTAATTAAGGCAGGACTGTGATTGAAGTAGTAGTCAATGATTTAACTGCGATTGACTCCATTAACATTGTGCATGAACTTAAAAGTCACGGATATGTTCAAGGAATTGATTTTGAATTTTCTTATCATAAAGCAGAATATGATGGATTTTCTAGCTATAATGAAACACATGGTAGGTATACAGTATTCACCTTTTACAATGATGCTGTTGGCAGTTGGTTCTATCTAAAATATAAAAAATGAAATTTAACAGTGACATTGACATTGACTTTGGGGATAGAGATGCAGCATTAAAATTGTTGCAACATACTCCTGCAGGTATCATTCGTGATGGAACTTTAGTTAAACACAATACAGGAGTTTTTGTAACAGATATTCCTGTTGATCCTTTTTTAGGTGTTTCTAGTTTAGATTACAAAGATGCTGAGGTACGGGGATATACAAAACTAGACTTTTTAAATGTTTCGTTATATACGCAGATAAAGAATGAAGATCATTTAAAAGAATTAATAGCACAAGAACCATTGTGGGATTTACTGTTAGAAAAAGATTTTTGTAGTCAATTGATACACATTGGTAATCATTATGACACTCTAGTAAAACTTCCAGAACCTGTAAATAGCATACCACGTATGGCTATGTTTTTGTCAATTATACGTCCCGCTAAAAGACATTTGATCGGAAAACCATGGGAAGAGGTGGCAGAAACTGTATGGGAAAAGCCTACAGATGATAGTTATTTCTTTAAAAAAGCACATGCCATTAGTTACGCACAACTTGTGGCTGTGCATATAAACTTAATCTGTGAAAAGATTAGCTACGGTTTTAGTTAATTTTACGGACTAGCGTAATTGACTTGCGTTTGCTACGTTTAGTAGCCATTTCTTTAAGGCTTACGTAAGGGCCTATTTTAATTTCAACGTCTTTACTGTTCATTGTGCGTAGGCACACTTTGAATACAGCCCAATCTTGTTTTAAGAACACATTTATTGGAATAAGTCTGTTGCTTTCCCACCACCATGTCTCCCCTAGTTCTAAGAAAATCTTTTTTACTTGATCTTCTTTTAGTAGTCCAAAATCGTAAAGCGTCGTTATTAGCTCGTCAGAGTTTTGAATTATGCCAATATAGTCGTTACCTCCATAGGTAACATAGCTGATAAAGGGGTATTTGGTTAGTAGTTGCTTGTAGTAGTCTTCCACGTTGTCCGATAAATATGTTAAAGAGATGAGCAAATTTAATGATCACCGTTAAAACATATTTATACCCAAA